GCTTTGGGGGAGGAGTCCATTTTATACTGACTCAACGATATTTTTTCGCATTGCTCAATCGTTCGTATATGCGAACAATCCGAGCGAGAACAGACTCATTGCAATTGCTAACCACCGCAGGCCTTTGATCGATTCTCCAAATACAAAGATTCCAGACAGGGTGACGACGATATTGCTAGTCAAGTTCCAAGTAAGGTTCGCGGCAGTCATATTTTGATAGTTCATAGCCTTCATAAAAAGGTAGGGCTGAAAGGCGTAGACCCCGGTGGCGAGCGTCAGCCCGGCAGGGTACGATATTTGGTCCGTATGTACAAACTTTGCTGTAAACATCATGACGACGTCGATGAGTGCCATGCCGACACCAATCACAATAGGAAGAAAGGAAAAGGCCCCCCACTTCCAATTGACCTTCTTGAGCAGGACGTCCACTCCGTCTTTGATCATTCTATTGTATATCTACATTTACTTGCTGCCGCCGAGCATCTTCCTCGCATAGCCGCACGTAAGCATCCAGACGACGCCAAACACCGCGGCATGCGTGAGGTTGACCGTCATGCGGGACGCACCCGGGGGGAGCGACACAAGAACGCCCGGAATCAACGCATAAAAGAGAACTGCCGCGTACACTGCCATTGCCCACATTTTATACTTACCCCCAGAGAGTTTTTTGGGCGTTTCGTTTAGAGAGAACCCCTCTAGTGTTTTCATAATGAGCAGCAGCAAGCAACGTGTCGAACTTCCTACGCATGATATGGATGGCGTCGTGGACTACCTCGAGGAGGACCCCGAGCTGCCGAACCAGCGTTACTGCATTGTGAGCTTCATCTCGCCCGAGAAGGTTATTGAGCAGAAGCGTGACTTCTTCTTCAAGCACTTCATTCAGTGGATGGACTATGACTGGAAGGTGAAGGGCGTCGAGCACTTTGTTGCCTTCCTCTCGAAAAAGTACTCGATCGACATTGACGCGATCATGAAGGACTTTCGCGAGTTTGAGGCCACCCACCGTGCGGATATCAAGAAGACGGACGTGCCCGAGCAGTACCAGATCTTTCTGCTCAAACACGAGAAGGAGCTGCAGGAGTCGTACGACCGGGCGAACAACTTCCAGTGCAACATTCGGGGCGTCAAGGTGCGGCGAGCCTTCCCCTCGTACGAGGAGGCCCAGCTGTGGTCCAAGGTTCTCCAGCGAAAGTACCCGAAGGACAACATCATGATTGGCCGCATGGGCTGCTGGCTGCCGTGGGAGCCGTCGGAGCATCTGATGGAGAACGTCGAGTACGCCAACTCGCAGCTGAACGAGATCATGCGAAAGTACAAGGAGAACGAGGCGAACCGCGAGCTGTTCTTTGCGGAGGAGCGGGAGGAGTCCATCAAGACGCAGAAGGCGGAGAATGCCAAGCGGAGGCTCGAGAACGCAAGTGGCTCTCACCCGGCGGTGGCAGACCAGCAGACGCTCTCGGCGGTCTTGGCCGCTGCTTCGTCGCCGGCACACCCGGCCGAGGGAGCACTGCGTGACGCGTAAGCTAAAGAAAACGGATACGCGAAGGTTTCCGTATGAAACCCCTCCAAACAAACAATGGGGTTCGACATGTGGATTGCTTGCTCGCTCAGCCTGTGCCAAGAGACGGGGAGACCCTACTTTCTGCGGAAGAATGGAGTCAAGGACTTTGATTTGACACATCTTCCAGTCGTTCCGGAAGAGTTCCGCAGGTTCATTCAGTTGCGGGGGCATGTCTTGTACGAGTATACACGGTCGTTTGCGAAACACGAAACGACCGTGGATGCTGTGATGTTTCTGGAGAGGTTTCCGCCATGGGACGAGGTTGAACAGGACGAGGCCGACCCTACCGTATGGACGTCGCTGGACCACAACAAGTTCTTTGCGGCAATTGAGTGGTTCGCGTACAGTGAGGCATCGTATGTTGTGAACTGGTCGTATTAGTTGTTCTCGCATTCGCTGCAGACGCTCTTTGTATTTGGAATTTCGTTCTTATTGCAGTCCTCGCACAACCTGACGTATAGTTTATTCAGACCTGCACATGCGTCTGAAACCATCTCGTCGGTAATGGTCCCTATCAAGAGAACAAGCATCGGCTTGTCATTCCCCGATCGATCTGCATAGCTCATGTATAGATTCCCAGAGTCAAAACTTGTTTGGTTTTTTTCTACATATTCTGGGCTTAAAAACTCACAGCACATCTCGACGAATATCTTCAAAGCCTCTTCGGGGGATTCTGCACGTCGAATATCGTATATTGAGTTATATTCAAAAGCGAGTATTTCGTACATTATACTATACTCCACCTTTCTTAACCCAAATAGTTTCCCCGCTCTTGCGTCCTACTTTTTCGGGGCTGTATTCGGTCGCCGCCAGCATCGTCGAGCTGAACGGTTTGTTGTCCGCCCAGAGAGACTCGTCGCATAGGTGAAACGGTCCGTGGTCGCTGGCCTTGTACCAGAACACCTGATCTTCGAGCTTGTTGGACGGGCTAGAATTGCAGATGACGATACATTCGTAGTTCTCGGTACACTGATCCATAAACTGACAAAACATTTCAAAAGTCGGAAACATACCTGCGTAATTTTCGTAGATACGTTTGCGGTTACCCAGAATATTTTCACGGAGGATAAAGACGAAATCAACGTTGGTACGCAGATTCGGCGTGATACCGAGTGGGTACTGCATGGTGATCATGGTGGTCAAGTCAATGTGGCGGCCGTTCATGAAGACGTACCGCGTAGACTCCTCGCGGATCCACGTGGCGTCGTACAAGCAGTCGTCCAGAATCAAAAAGGTACGAGGGTCTACGGTTCCGCCAGACCCCCGCGTATGGTTCCGCTGCTGCTTGAGCCCTAGCTGCCGCCGAATCACGTTCATGATGATGTCGGGCTTGTACTTGTCGTGGATCAATTTGGACGGCACCATGTGCTGAAAGAACTCGTTGGCGACCTCTGTGCCCGAGATGACGGTACCGATCGGAAAGCAGTCCTGCGTGTGGTGAAGAATGTCTCGGACCAAGAACGATTTTCCCGTGTCTTTCTTACCGATAATCACAATCATCGGCGATTTTCGCGAGTCCATGGCACACCTCTCCTTGATGACCTCCATGTTGAATTTTCGTATGCTAAAGTTCATACTCTATAGCTCTCTATTTTTTGCTCGTTATAAACAACAAGCAAGAGGATGGCCAAGAAGACCGACAGCTACGTGTACAGCATCCATTCGAATAAGCTGACTCGCGGCGACTCGATACGTATCACGGCCAACATCGCGATCTTCGCCATCGTCTACACCATCGCAGGTGCAGTGCTGTCGTACGCCTTGTGGTACGCCTTTGACCCGTATGATCCGTGGGACGAGACCGATCCAGAGCGTAAAAAACTGAAGGTATGGGAGGGTAAGGGTATCCTATTCAACCTGTACGACATTGCCGTAGAACTCATTATTATCGCCATTTCGGCATTTTGGCTGACGTACTTTCTGGATACGGCCGCCCCGCTCATTCCTGTCCGCAAGGGTCTCGAGGATTTCATCGACTCCTATACGAGCGGCATGTTCTTCATGTTTGCCGTCTTTGTGTTCTTGGACGACATCTCGTACAAGATGAAGTATGTGTTCAATACATTATTTGGCGACTTTTTGGACTATTGGGTACCCGAAGAGGGCTCACTGCTGGACTTTTCTGTCAAGTACAGCGAGAGACAGCTGAAACTACACGAGGATAAGCGTAAAAAACAAGATGGTTCTTTCGTGAAGGCTTAATAATGCCCAAACCGACGCCTGACCTACGGACCTCCAACGTCCCCATTGAGATTCAGAGGTACTCCAATCTCCATGGACTCCAGGAACAGGCCCAGCGGCTCTGGGGTCTCCGCCGCATCCAACCCTACTTTCCCTCCATTCAAAAATTATTCAAGCTCGACGAAATCCGCAACCCCTACACGTACGGCATCCGCAGCCGCTACGCCGTCCAGACCATCGTGGACGCCGACACTCTGTTTGTGGGAGGCAAGGAGCAAAAGGTCCACCTCAAAAAAACTATGATTTTTGCTTCGTACAACGTGATGCGGGGAGACTATGCGGGCACCGGCCTGCCGCACAAGGAAGACGAGGCCACGAAAAGGCTGCAGTCGCCCTATAACGCCGCATACGTGGGCTCTCTCGCCTCGATCGCCCTCTCCGAGTCCGGCTGCCTCCACTTTCCCAAAGTGTTTGGCGTCTTTTCGGGCATTGCCGCCAGCCATGTTCTCGACATCTCGGACGACTACGAGGACCTCTGCGACCGTGCGTGGTTCTCGCAGAATATCGGGCACTTTTTCGAGCTCCGTCTCAAGAAACCTTCGTCTGGCTTAGTTGAGCTTGAAGATATGGATGGCCCCGTGGATCTGGGTATTCAAGACCTCCAGCCAGTCGGCCAGCCAGTCAGCAGCCTCCCTCCGCCTCCTCCTCCGCCCCAAGACAGCGACAACAATGAAACCTCAGACGATGACGACGAGAACGACGCAGATGACGAACAGTCGTCGTACGAGTCGGGAAATTCGACCGACTATGTGTTCGACGTGCGGTCGTGCTCGACGGACGATTCGATGGACGAGGAGAATGGGTTTGAAGAGCCGGAAGACGACGAACCTTTCGCCCATGCCGTGTTTGAGGACGCCCCCATCCAAATCACGGCCATGGAGAAGTGCGAGGGCACGATGTACACGCTCTTCAAAGAGAACCCCGACTGGTCGAAGCGGTACGCGTGGGTTCTGCAGGTTGTGTTTGCCTTGGCCTACGCCCAGCGGACGTTTGGACTCGTACACAATGAT